TTATTTCTTGGTTACATCTGAAACTATTGCAGGGTTGGAGCATCCAAGATTCCCTGGAATAAAGGTACCGGAGTCAATTCCGTCGGTATGGTTTCTCCCAGGTTTGAGAGCCGTAGAAGAGAAGGAAGTGTATGATCAGGAGAGTCATCCAGGAGCATTCTGGCGTAACACTTTGCTAATGTGGCCTCACCCTTGTGATACTTATGTTACCAAGAAAGCCAAGTCACGCTCAGTGTTGGATTTAGCTAACGGATTCTTTTGTCCGGTTGTGCAACCTAACCTCTGGGTTTATGATTCTGATTGTATAGCGACTAACGACGCTCTCTTAGCATATAAGTTAGAATTTCGATTGATTGAGTTTGAATATTTTTACTGGCCAGTGGAATGCTGGGCGATTAAAGACAACAGATGTACCAGGATGATCTCCTACACTGTACCATTTAGTTACAATGATGTTATACAGACTTTCAGATTAATCGAAAAGAAAATAGGAGATTCTGCATATATTGTGTTCTCTTATTTGGTACTTCCTAAAGGGGCACCCATAATGGCGTCGTATCACAAATATGAATGCTGCGAGGGCGTAGTAGAGATGTATCATTCTAGGTACTTCTCATTGCTAGTTCAAGATCCCTCGCATGACGTAGACCAATGTTATCGGATGAAGGTGCTCCCTAAATTACTCTATAATGAGCTTGAGAGTTTGAAAATTAGATCAGAATCACCTCAGAATAAGTTGCGCTCTGCCAAGTGGTATAGTAATTCTGAATTCTGCGATTCTCATGTTCTGAACCTGCCAGGTAGGATCTATCAATTAATCAAGTACAAAAAGAACTTTGATCTTTACGGGGGGGACAGGTTTCGAGGAATTAATGGAGAATTTGCTCGAGGATTGCTTTTTAATCTCTTGTTTTTCTTATGGGATAGTATCGGAGTTGGTGTTCCCGTCCGCCAAAACGCCCATGGCAGAATTCCGTGGTGTTACTGGAGACTGCATGACTGCACTATCTCTGTTGTCGGGAAGAACCTCCACATAGGTAAAATCTTGTTGAACTCTCGCCACAGTCTCGAGGAAATCGACGGTATGATGTGGACTTGGGAAGAACTGAACGACATGAGCCTTGAT